TCAGGCATAGGTGATTTATTTGGTGGCTTCTTTGCCAATGGTGGTAACTTAGGTGCTGGTCGTTGGGGCATCGCCGGGGAAGCTGGTCCAGAGTTAATATCAGGTCCAGCTACAGTAACACCTATGGGCGGTGGCGGAGTTACTAATGTCACGTACAACATTACGGCTACCGACGCAATGAGTTTCAAACAATTAGTGGCACAAGATCCAGGCTTCATTCATGCTGTGGTAATGCAGGGAGCTCGATCAATGCCAGGAACAAGGAGATAAGATATGTCATTCCAATGGATATTTGATAACGCAGAAACAATTAGTGTAAACAGTCGTCCAACTGTATTACAAACAATCACAAGAAACAATACAGTGCGTGCTACTAACCTAGGTGGCGCTATTAATCGATACACAGTAAAGTTACCTGATGGTATTCCTTACAGTCAGATATCGGCTAACATTGCCGCGGCACAGACCTTAGGTGAACATACTTCTGGTAATGTAACAGTGCGATTAGATGGCACAGTATATGATACAGGCAATGTTATCTGTACAAGTTTTCCTAACTGGACATTATTCGGTTCAGCCAACATTAATCAAGTAAGCTGGGATGGCGCATTTGAATTCTATGAGGTAACATAATGGCTATAGTAGACCTAAGCAGTTATTCCAGCATCTATGCCGCATTATTTGTGCGCATGGACATACCTAACTACGAAATACTTAGATACAGCACACACTTTGCCGCTTACACAGTTACAGAAAGTGATGGCACTTCACACAGTTACACAAACTTAGGTACACTAGTAGGTGTCACAGACAATACCTTTGGTATTAGAACTAATCCAGAAGAGATTACCATTACCATATCAGGCGTGCCATTGACCAATGTTAGCATGGTGTTAGCTGAATCGATTAAAGGCAGTCGAGTAGAAGTACGCCGTCAGTTCTTTACTGGCAATAACTATACAGCTATCAACACTCCAATAGTCAAGTTTAAGGGAATAGTAAATAACTATAGTGTCGTAGAAGGTTGGCCTGAATCAGGAACTGTAGGCACTTGTACAATTGGCTTTCAATGTAGTACCTTAATAGATTTATTAGAAAAGAAAGTAGCCGGGCGCAGAACAAATCCTATGGATCAGAAGACATACTTCCCCAGCGATTTAGCTATGGATCGTGTACCCACACTAGCAGGTAGTAGCTTCAACTTCGGTGCACCAAAATAAGGATTAATAGATGTCATTCATAGATAGCATTGTAGATGTAGGCAAGAGTGTGTGGAATTCAGTAACTGGATCAGGTCTAGGTGGTACTCTAGTCAGTACTTTATTAACTGGCTATGCTCTCAATCAGGTAAGCAAATCTGTTGGCAAATCAAGTAATACATCAGCAACACAAAGTCAAACAGCACAGGTAGAAACTGGTAATAAGATTACCTTAAGTCCTACCAGTGAGAATAGAATACCTGTGGTCTATGGTGGTGCTATCTTAGCCGGTATTATTACAGATGCAAAGATGTCAGCAGATAATCAGAAGATGACCTACTGCTTAACTATTAGTGAAGTAACTGGTACTAAAATATCAGACGGCTTAGCCAGTGAATTCTTATTCGAAGATGTCTATGCCAATGGCAATCGAATTGTGTTTAAGAATGATGGTGTCACAGCCAATTATATGATAGACCCAGATGGCAATGTAGATAAAAGTATTGACGGATTAATTAAAGTTTATCTATACAAGAATGGCAGTGGTAGCCCAGCTATACTTGATAACTATACCGCAGGTAGTTTAGTATCGGCATATTCAATTATGCCAGGCTGGACTACAAGTCACAGTATGAACAGTCTTGTATTTGCCATAGTCGAAATAACCTACAATAAAACAAAGAATGTTACAGCATTACCTAATATAACATTTGCCATACAAAACTCAATGACTATGCCTGGTGATTGTTTATGGGATTACATGACCAACACACGCTATGGCGCAGGTATTCCAGCTTCGGAGATTAAAGATGCATAGTTTAGCTCAATTGAATAGTTATAGTTTAACTTCATTGGAATATACCGATGATAGACCAATTGGTATTACATATACTACTGCTAGTGCTGTTAATAAAAGTATTACCATTGATGAATCACAAACACATTCAGCACAATTAGGTACAGACATTAAAGAATTTATTAATGTAGGATCAGCTAATGTTATCTATAGAATTGATGTTAGTAATTTAGCTAATGCCACAGTCTCCTGGGGTAGTTTACCCACAGGAATAACATCAAATGTTGCCGCAGGTGTTTATAATATAATAGGACTTAATACTGTTAAAAATTGGAATCTTATTAAATCTCCTACTATTACTTTACCTACAGTAGATTATAGCGGGGTATGGACTTATACTAGTTCAATTTACCTAAATGGAAATGTTAGTCGAGCTTGGACAACTACAGTTACCGTAAATGATGTTCCGGAGATTAGCACTCCTACACCATTTTATTATACAAATAGCACAACTAGTAAAATATTATATGCTCCGCAAATATTAGACACGACTGGCACTAGTTATTCTATTGTATGTACTCCAAGCAATGTTGCTATAGTTAGTAATTTAACCAGTACCGGCACAGGCGGCACTATTTCGAGTAATGTTACTACAAAAGCATTAACAATATCAGGTACACGAACACAGGTTAATAGTCATTTAAGTAATTTAAGTTTAACATCAACCGGTTTAGATATTGATTGGACTTTAAATTATAGTCTTACTAACAATCCTAGTGGATTTGTTAGCAATATTAGTCAACAGATTTTAAATAATTCTACAGCAATATTAGATAGAGGTGCACCTAGTTACTATAGTGAAGATATTACTTCTGTTGTGGCTACTACACCAACTATAACAGATATCTACAATGCCAATGTTAGTCAACAATATCAAATGGTAGTTAATCCAACTATTACATCATCTGTGGCTAATTTAACAACAAGTGGAACAACTGCAAATATTAGTTGGAATAATACAAGTAAATCATTAACTATTATCGGCACTAAAACACAAGTAAATGGTGCTTTGGGTAATTTAACACTAACTCCGGCTATAGATTATGTTTCTAATTTCTATTTAAATTATAATTTAACAACAGCAGGAAATACTTATATTAGAAGTCAATTATTAATTATTGATCAAACTAATGAAGAGATTAGCAATATTGCTGTATCTCGTTCATTTGTACAAAATACACCTGATTATTTGTTTACTAGTTCAATTCCTCAGATAATAGAATCTCCTAGTGGTAATCCTATTTACACATTAAATTTTAGTAGTGATGCGGGTGAATTTGGATTAAGTGATGCAGATATAAATTATAATTACAGTTTTTCTGGAACTAAATCAGAATGTAACGCATTTTTTAGTCAGCTTAAATTTTATCCTGATCGAGACTTATATGGTTCACAATCATTTACATATAAACAATATAGAACTGGGGTATTACAATTAACTCAATTAGTGTCAATGAATGGCACTATAAGAACTACACCATTACCCGATCAAGGAATTTATACTATTACAGAATCGACTTATTTGACTCCTACAGTTACACAATCTAAATATTTGAATATAAAACTTACACTTGTAGGTGGCGGTGGCGGCTCAGGTTGGGGTACTTGGGCTTATGTTAATGGTGGTGGCGGTGGATTCATGCGAGAAGTTACTATAGAAAATTATTTGTTAACTCCAAATCAATCATATGAGATAATTGTTGGTTTAGGTGGCGTTGGCGGAAATAAACCAGGATCAGCACCGGCAGCTATTATAGGTGGCGTTGGCGGCACAACTTCTGCATTTGGGTTTTCAGCTGCTGGCGGAAATACAGGGACATACGGAAATTCTGGATATAATGATACTGTTTATGTTAGAGGTGCCGGAGGTACTTATCCAGCTAATCAGACATATCGACATGTTGGTGGTGGAGGAGCCGGAGCAGGCGGAAATGGATCTGACAGAGAAGTTGGCCCACCATTAGTACCACCTGATCCAATATTATTATTAGGTAGTAGAGCTGGCGCAGGCGGTCCTGGTAGGGCTTCATTTATAAATGGTATTGTATATGGTGGCGGTGGCGGTGGTAATGAAGGAGACAATTATATATCTCCAGGAAATGGTGGTACTGGCGGTGGCGGCCGTGGATATGTTGGCACTTACACTAACTTTAACCGAGCAGGCACTCCGGGAACAAATGGTCTTGGTGGTGGCGCCGGTGGTCTACAATGGATTGGTTATAATGGCGGTAGCGGCATAGTTATTATTGAATTTTATAGGTAAACAGATATGGCAACTACAGAATATACATACAGGATTAATGGCACCTTAAACACCAGTGATGGTGTTCTAGCCAACATGGAGAAACTGGCAAACTCCGCCGCAAGTTGGATCAGTTTTGACATGTTTACCGGCAAATGGGATGTCGTGATCAACAAGGCTGAATCGGTTAGTGCCGCATTTGACGACAGCAATATTATTGGCAGTATTCAACTGAATATACTTGGTCTTAAAGACATGTATAACTCAGTAGAAGTACAGTTTCCGCACAGTGACCTAAACGGCCAAAAAGACTATATTCGTATTAGTATTCCCGCTGAAGACAGACTGCCGGGCGAGCCAGATAATAATCTAACTATTAACTATGACCTACTTAGTGATCCAGTGCAGGCACAGTTTCTTGGTTTGGTAGAACTAAAACAATCAAGACTAGACAAGACTATTGTGTTCCGCGCAGACTACAGCAAAATTAATATCCCAGCTGGCGCAGTTATCTCAGTTACTAACACAACATTCGGTTGGACAGCAAAAGAATTTCGCATTGTCACAGTAAAAGAAATATCTGATGGCGATGCCCTACACACAGAAATTACTGCCATCGAGTATGATGCTAATACCTACTCAACTGATGACTTATATAGATACATCCGTAGCAATGCCACAGGTATTATAACATTTGGTGCTATTGGGCAACCAGATGCTCCACAGGTAACTAAATTTGAAGGTGTTAGTCGTCCGGGCATTCTTATTGAAGCTGATGTACCTGGTGGATTAGTCAATGGTATGGAGTATTGGTTAACCCGCGATACAACTATCGGCAGTGATGAGAATAGAAACTATAATTTAATCGGCACCATATATGGCACTGGCGGTGAAAACCTAACTCAAGGCGATACTGTAGAATTAAATTATGACACACTCGACACTGGTAATTTGTATGTTAAGGTTAGAGGTATTAACGGTGACATCACAGGACCATACAGCGTGCCAAGTGGTTTAATTAACTATAATGCTAAACAAGTAACCGATGCTATTGGTGCTAACACCGCAGTTAATAATTCTGCAGGTAGTTCTATTACTGGCCTATTAGGGACAAATGCTTTACTATGGTTACTAAATCAATTGATGTCGGGTAATAAAGACAATACTTCATTGCTGGGTGGATTGAGTACACTATTTAATATTACAGGTAACACTGCTAATGCTATTGTAAGTTCGACATCAGGGACGACATCTGTAGTTCATGCTAGTAAATATAATGCTATTGTTTTAACCAAAGGTGATGAACAAACTATTACACTTACTAGTGTAGTATTACCTTTTACCGGTACTTATAAAGTTAGATATTTTATTAACTGGGGTGGCGAACAAGATGGCCTCACAACAAAAATTCTTAAAAGGTCAGCAATAATAATTCCTGGAAAAACACCGGGTCCTTGGAGTGCTACTGGTGATGTTGATGTGCCTAAGTTTGAAGATCATCAGATTGAAGGATTTATTCCTGGTACTGCCGGAGAAAGCATAAGTCTACAATTTAGATATCAAACACAGGATGGTACAGGTAGTACTGGTGCCACAGCTATTTGGATTATTGCTGAAGTAATGGCTGTTCCAACTCAATACGGAGTCTAATAATGTATTACATATACGATTTAACCACAAGAAAAGTGCAAGCTGGTGTAGATACGCAGACTGCCGCAGAATCTTTTTCAACTAATTGGACAAATGTAGGTATTGCCGAGTCTACTGGAGATATTCCAACTAGATTTCAAGGCTATTGGATTATTAACGAACAGTTAGAACTTGAGAATATAATCTAACTAAATACTAGCTACAACATGCACTTGACCTAGTCTCATATTAGGTCAAGCTAACCCTTAGGAGGACATGACATGCCAGGTATCTTAAACTTTGATCAATACATTGGTGGTGCTGATCAAATCAAAATTGAACAAGTATTTCCAAAAAATCAAAGAACACTAATTTACGATTTTAACCAAGATGTTACAGGTTGGACTTTTGAATTAGACCAACAGACTCTTGTAGTCGACACAATGACTTTTAATCGTAACACAGGACAGCCTAACTTTGCCAATAGCCAAGTTATCGGATTCTTTCCTAAGGCAGAAATTACAGGCAATGTTACTGTAACAGATACTGCTAATGGTTTAGTCAATGTAACTTTCCCATCTAACATGTATACAGGTCCAATTATTCCTGATGCTCGTAAGAATGTGCCAATTACTATTGTGGCACTTACCTGGACAGATGATCAAACTCCAGCACAGATTAACACACATCGTTGGGCCCTAGTACAATGCTGGGAACCAGATGTCACACCCGGCGATCCAATTACCAGCACTAACCCACTATACACTAGCCTATAAGGAGCATAACAAATGGGATATACCGTAAATATCACTGATGTTAGCAGTAATGTAGGCATCACAACCTCAACTAACAATGTAGATGTAACTACTAATAGTCAGCCTATTAGTGTTTACTATAACAGTATCGCAATTCCTGCCATAGATGGCAATTCGGCCACTATTAGTGTTGGCACAACCACAACAGGTTCTGCTGGTACTAATGCCAGTGTTACCAATTCAGGTACATCTTCAGCCGCAGTCTTAAACTTTGTTATTCCTCGCGGAGCAACTGGCGATACAGGCGCTACAGGCGCTACAGGCGCACAGGGCATTCAAGGGAATGTTGGACCTACCGGAGCAACTGGCGCAACTGGTAGTACAGGAGCTACAGGGCCACAAGGGATACAGGGCATTCAAGGCATACAGGGAAATGTTGGAGCAAAAGGCGACACTGGCAATACAGGGGCCACCGGAGCACAAGGAACAAATATCAATCTTAAAGGCACTGTTAGTTCAGTGGCCGCACTACCAAGTTCTGGTAACAATGTTGCTGATGCTTATATCATCTCTACCTCAGCCGCAGAACCCGAAGCTGGTAACTTATATGCTTGGAGCACAAGTTTAACCTGGGTTGATGTCGGGCAAATTGTAGGTCCAAAAGGTGATACAGGCGCTACCGGCGCAACTGGTGCTACTGGTGCTACTGGACCACAAGGGATACAGGGCATTCAAGGCATACAGGGTAATGTTGGAGCAACTGGTGCCACTGGTGCTACTGGAGCACAAGGCATACAAGGCATGCAAGGAAATGTAGGTGCTACTGGCGCAACTGGTGCTACTGGTAGTCAAGGTCCAGTATTTGGTGACCCAGGATCATTTAACACCACAACTACTTTTACTACAACTGCTAATGGTGAAGTTAGATTCAATAATGCTACTGTAGGCAGTGTAACACAAATAGCTATTGGTGATGATGGTTACGCTGTTAATGCTTGGGCTTTGGCACTAGCTGGCAAACAATTAATTATCAGTGACACCACTGGACAATTATTAACTATATTCACAGTTAGTACAGTGACCTATACCACAGCAGGCAGTTATTACTACTATCTATTGGCAGTTTCAGCAGGTCAGGGCTCACGCCCAAGTAATGGTCAATCTATTAAACTTACTCCATCAGCCACAGGCGCTACTGGTGCCACTGGTGCCGCAGGTGATCCAAGCGGTATTTCAGCTTTACTCAGCGGCAATGTTACTATAGCCAATCCAGGCAATGCCCGATATAGACTTAATAGTAATGTAGCCGCCAGTGTAACCACAATGGCTATTAGCACAACTGGTTATGATAGTGCTGACTTATCTAGTTGGATTGCCAGTTGGGATGACAGCACCAGCACTGTAAAAGGCACATTACAATTTAATGACAACGCATATAACAGTGCCTTTTATCAAATCTCTAGCAT